CACCAATTGAAGTTGCAACAGCAGGAACGACATTGGTCAAGTCTATCTCTTTGACGAGAACGCCTGGGGATACTTGAAATGCCATCTTTGTTTTCTCCTTTGTGGATTCAATAATTTAGTTTATCTCAATCTTACGAATATATTTATAAAAACGCATCTCTACACTTTGCATTTTTATAGGTTGTCTAACATATAAATAAATGTATGTCAGAACATTATAACAAATATAAGGAAACAATTAAACGTGTATCCCAACGGAATTACAGGAAACGTATCATATGGGTAAACGAACACCTAGAAGATAAGTACTGTCATTACTGTGGGGAATCTGAAAATGCATGTCTCCAATTCCACCCCTATGAGGCAGAAATTCGTAAACGCACAAAACGTAAAGGACTTAATGAAGAATCTAGACAAGAAATCATAGATTTAATCAATCAGTCCAAAGTTGTTTGTGCTAATTGTTACTTAAAATTAGAAAACGATCTAATTGACATTATGTAGGGTTTTACTACTTTCTACCAATCAGAATCATGTGTTCTAACAACAGGACTCCAACGAGTACCGTATTCATCAACAACAGTCTCACCATATGGTTCTTGGATACCATCATCCATAAATCCAAATGGCGCCATGTCCTGTTCTAATTGATTCTGTTGTTCTGCAAACATTCTTGCACGAATATCATCATCAGTTAATTCTTTAAAATAAGTTTGTTCTACCAACCATCCAAACAATACACAACACATTACAAGGTCATCGGTGTGTCCTTCCTCTGCCTCATATGATTGTCCTTTAAGAATAAAGGTAGATAGTTCTGTTATTAGGTCGTAATCCTGTATAACAATCTTATCTGTTTCAATAACTTGTTTAATGTTTGAGCAACCTAATCTCTTTACTGCCTTAGTTGTTCGTACCCCAAGTTGTGCTTTTCCACCGCTAAACCCACCTCCAACGACTTGACCCGCACGACCACGCATGCTTGCCATTATTAGGTTCTCATACTCTAAGTCAAATTGTAGTGCAGTGGCAACTTGTTCACCAATATCATTTACCTCTACCATAACGTATGCCATGTTATATGCTTTCGCAACATCATGGATAATATTAGGGAATAACATAGGTTTAATCTCATTGTCACGATACTTTGCAACAATTCTGTACGGTACTGTAGATACATCAAATACAATGAATGCAGAGTAATCATTATTCGTACCCCTTGATACGTCTGCAACAATAACATAAGTTGCACCATGTCGAGGTTTCTCATACATATCCAAACCAGCATTAGATGTGATTGGACTTTTGAATGCCATTGATTTTATTTTAGTAGGATGGATAAGGGTATTTGCAGAACCAAGGAATTCACATTCAAACTCTCGTTTAAACTGTTCTTCAGATGTATTTGCAATTGTTTCCTGTCTCCACTTATCATCTCTGCCTGGCACTTGACTCCAGTGTACATCTACGATGTTATATGAGTTACGTTTGTTCTCTGCATCTACCCATAACTTGTAGAATAGGTTCATACCATTAGGTGTAGATACGATAATAACTTTAGTAGATTTACCAGATGAGATTGTAGGATACACAGAACTGAAAAAGTCCTCTGCTACGTTAGTTGGAACGAATGCAAATTCGTCCAAGAATATCATGTTAAATGAACCACCACGAACTGCACTTGAGGATGTAGAAGATGCAACTACCCTACTACCATTCTCTAAGTCTACAGAACCTTTATTCCAAGATACCACACCCTGTTGTAACCACTTAGGAAGATTCTCATATGCGAGTTGCAGTCTGCCAAGAATGTCCCTTGCAGTCGCAGCTTTGTTCGCTAGAATGGCAACATTCATGTTAGGATTAAACAAAACATAGTGTAGAATATAGGATACCATAGTCGTGGATTTACCAGACTGTCTCGGCATCTTACATATTGTGAATCTATTATCGTGAATAGTTTCTACGATATTCTCTTGGAAATTGTAGAGTCTAAAGGGTACTAAACCTTCATCTAAAGATACAATCTTGATGTAGTTTTTAATGAAGTATATGGGGTCTTCCATACACTTCTGATATTCAAGTATGTTTTCTTTCGTCCAATTTACAGGGACGTTAGATTTCTTTAGAAGGGGGTTGCCCAGATAATGATTTTCAGACATAACATAACGACTTACTTGGTTTTACCAAATTGGTTTTTCTCTAACAGGAACAGTGTATGAATTTCCTGTTGATGCTGCATATCCATTGTAAATTCTTACATCGTCTATGCGTCCTACAATTCTTCCAGAACTGTTGCTGTTAGAATCACTACCAAATGTTGGATGATCCGATTGAGCAGATGCTAACCATGATTTTGCACCACTTGTTGCTCTTGTAGAGTAAAGTGTCCCATCTGTATATTCATAAATCAAAGATGCACTTTTGTCGTGAACAAATCTTACATGATGCCAAGAATTATCGCAGATATTTTGTTGGCCACCACTAGCAATGTTTGTTTGGCTGCTGTTAACAAGGTTTGAGTTATCATAGATAAATGCACCACCATCATTAGCATAGGGCCCACCTGTTACATTAACTAGAATTTGTAATGCATTTGCACCATTGTTTCCACCATTATCATATATTCTTCTGTATTGAGTATCTTGTGTTTTATTTCCACTAACACCTCTAAACCAAAATTCTATTGTCCAATCACCAGTGAAATCGAATTCTCTTTTATATTTGTGATCTCTCGTTCTAAATCTACCGTTTGTTGTAGAAGAACCATCAGTAGTGTTTAACATTAAAGAACCAGTTCCAAATTTTTTCTCAGAGGTATCAATTGTTGAACCAGTGCCATGGTTATGCCAATTACTAAATCCAGTAAAGTCTATAACATTCATATAATCTGCACCATTCAATAAGAATGTTGTATTTGTTACATTTGTAAGAGGAGCAGTTGGTGGAGTATAATTAGATGTATTACCAGCAGTTCCTTTAACAACTCGCATTTCTGCAATATACTGACGCATAAAATTACCAGCGCCACTGTTTTGTGTGGTATCACTATAACCTACAGAAAGTCCATGAGTATTACCACTACTAAAATTTACGGACGTTGACGATGTGGAAAATTGAACACCGTTGAGAAAAAATCTAAAAGTTCCGCTTGCTCTTGAAACTTCAATGTAATTCCACTGTCCTCTTGGAAGATAGGTTGCACCAGTTCTAAAACCACCGCCTGCATTATCTACGTCAAAATATAAATTGCCTGCTGTGGATTCATCCATGTAGCATGCTATTGCATCTTGATCATATCCTGTACCATTCAATGAAGCAAGTGCGTTCCAGTAGCTTTGTGAAACAGCATCCCATGGCATATATGACCAAAAACTCCAAGAGAAATCTCCTGTTCCTAATTGAAATGCAGCATTATCTGCATAAGTTAAACCATCATTATCGCCCTCAAAGAAAATAGAACCTAAATCATCAGTGTCTCTTTTACTTGGTGTTAAGTAAGGAGAATGACAAGTTAAAGATGGGCCACCAGTAGCTGTTGTTCCATTGTTATTGTTAAACCCAATAGTGTTAGCATTTGGGCCATTATCTATTGGTCTATTTGATTGACAAGTAAGAAGCATAGTGTTACTATCAGAAGTGAAAGGTGCAGTTGGGGGTGTGAAAACTTGACTTCCTATACTACCACTGCTTGTGTATCTTGCTACGTTTGAGAGTCTATAGTTTGATATATAACCTTCCAAACAATAACCAGATGCCCAATCCAATCCACCGATATGATAATTACCAGCACCATGATTAGTTGAATTTCCGCCCGAATCTTTCTTTATACCATTTACATAAAGGTGAGTTTGCCCACTTCCTGTTCCTTCACGAACTACTGCAATGTGATTCCATGTGCCTGTTTGAACTGAAGTTCCAAAAGATGTATCGTGAACTACTGTGCTACTACCTACTGTAAATCTTAAATTGTCACTACCATCGTCTGTTGCAAGTTCCATAATAGTCGTTCCACTTTGGCCCTGAATCATATATCTAGCTTTAGAAGCATTATGGTCACCAGTTTCTTTCATCCAGAATTCGAGTGTAAACGCACTTGTACCTACTGCAAGGTTCGAGGTTGAAGCAATTTTATAACCGTCATATCCACCACGCATAGAAGAAGACCAATAACCTTCTGGGTGATGTGGACTAAAACTACCAGCATGTGGCCCACTGAGTACAGTTGGAGTTAAGTTACCAACTCTTGATGCACCACCAGTAATGTCATTATTGGAATCATTAGTTCCATCCATTGTAAGTCTAGAGGTTACATACTTGAAGTTGGGGTCGCCATCACCAGTTTGTGTAATTGTAAATGCTCTTCCAGCACCATTGTTTCCAGCAGAATCATTTGGTACAATCGTTGCAGTTGAGGTTGCACTAGTTCTTACTGAAGCAGTCAGCGTTCCAGATATAACACCTGTTTCGGCGTTTAATGAAAGGCCCGTTGGCAAAGAACCAGATGAAAGTGTGTAATCTACATCACCACCTTCTGGGTCTGTAGCAACAATAGTTTGACTATATGAATCTCCTTGATAAGCAGCTGGTAGACTTGCAGAAGTTGACCAACTTGGAACACCGCCCAAATCAATTGCATTCTCAATAGTGTTATCACCAACAGGTGTTGAAAGTTTAACATCTAAAGGTTCTTGTGCTACGGTAAATGCTTGTGGAAATGTTGCTGTAACTGTAGTTGAATTTGTAAAAGTAGTTGTTCCAGAATTAAATTCTGTTCCACCTTGATCAATAAATTTTACTATCGATTCAGCAGTGAAGTTTACACCAGTAATAGTAATTACTGTTCCAGCATCACCATTCGTTGATGTTGGAGAAACACTATTAATAACAGGTGGAGATGCAAGAATAGACCATGATGTTCCATTATACTGTTCTATAGATGATTCAGTAGTATTAAATCTAAGCATCCCAGCTGTTGCACTGCCTGGGCGTTGTGCAGTTGTTCCGTGTGGAATTCTAATATTTGTCCCATCAAAATCCAAGTCATGTGCAAGTTTTGCTGATGTAATACCGTCATCTGCGATAGAACTTAATTTAAATCTAGTTAATGGCATATCATTCTTTTCCTTTTAACATCTTCTGTAGTTCTGCTGTACTTCCTACGAACAATGCATTAGTTACATTCTTTGGTGCAGAGTTAGGTACTT